ATTTAGGAAGGATACCTAGTAAAAGAGAAAGAGTAGCAATGATACTTGCTACAACACCGCCAACCCATAGAAGTGTTCTTAGTGAGGTTTTACCTTGAGAAGCAAGTTCGTTCACATCATTTAACTTTTTATGCATTTCTCTCATTTCGTCAGATAAAGTAGAAAGGGATGAAATGATTTGAGCATAACGTTCTTCACACACAGCTTCGTGTGCAGAGATAGTTGCTTTATTGGTTTGTGAACGTTCATGAAGTCGATCAAGCTCAGTTTGTATTTGATCGAGTTCTCTGGTATTATCAGCCATTGTTACTCCGCGTGAGCTATTGGATTATTAATTTTATTTTTTTCCTCACGTCTTAGATATTCTATTAAATCAGCTCGTTCACTACCAAATATAAAATGACAAGAAACGGGCAATTCTATTCTTGTTTTATCTTTCAAAATGAAAAAACGGGATTGCGCGCCTTCGGTAATCCCATCTGTAGTCACATCTTTGATTTTTTGCCAAAATAATGAACCAGGTTTTTTATACCTTACTGAATAATAAATCAATTTCCCCTCCGACTTAATATTACAGTTTGATTATATAATTTACAACTTGGTTAGGCAAGGTTGTATTTACCGTAAAGTCATTAACGGTTAATGATGGAATGGAATGAGTGTGAGAAGCCTGTGACACATCTGTTACCGCTGTAGCAGTTGCAGAGTCTTTCGCAGATGATGCAAAAGTAGCAGTTGTTAGAGTCAAATCACCATCACCATCAGACCCTGTATTATTAGCCACAGTTGTTTCGCCTGTCACTGTGGCTGAAGCCATCACAGCTGAGGCAGCGATTCCAGTGGTTATTGCACCCAGGGTACTCATATTAGTACCCTTACCAAGAGGAACACGGTCACGAAGATCTGGAACATTAAAAGTAGTCGAGCCGTCACCATTACCATATGTTTCACCGATTACAGCAAATAAACGAGCGTAAGTAGTGCGGTTTAGAGCAGTATCATCACATAGATGCCAACCAGCAGGAGCAGACGCGCCACCATATGCAACAATTGTACCTGATGGAATAATTTCAATACCACCAGCGGTAGACCCATCATGTACTCGAATATTATCGGTATCTGTATCAATTGAGAGTTCACCAACAGCACCCGTAAACGAATTGTTCTGTGCAGTTGTTCCTCTTCTTAGTTGTAATTGTGTGCTCATTGTTGCTCCTTAACTTAATGCCCCCAGGTCAAAAATGCCTGTAACTGTGAATGTGTTAGACGAGTTAGTGCCTATGGATAAGTTTCCTGTAACGTCCATGCTATAGGTAATTGTGTTCATGGTTACAGCAATATTATCAGCTGATAGATAACGAGCAAAATGGTAAGAACCGCCAGTATTAAATGTGCCATCACCAATTTGATTAAAGACAGCGTTATTAGGAGGATAAGTTGTAATTCTTACTCTATTAGCTCCGCTTGCTGTGTTACCAAAATTTGCTACACCATTAGCAGTAAAAGTACGCATGTTAGTTGACCCGCCAATGATAATATTACCAGTAGCTTGACCATCACCTAATGTTACAGTAGCATTAGCCTGCACTTCGAATTTATCAGTAGCGTCTATACCAAGACCGCCCATAAATTTTGAAACTTTTGTACTCATAATAACCTTTCTAACATAAATAACCTACATGGTCAATATATTTTAACTTAGTGCGCCTAAATCTATTGAACCTACGATTGTAAGAGTGTTTGACGAGTTTGTACCAATAGTTGCGTTACCATCGATATCAACATCTCTTGTAAAGTTAGTGTCGCCAACAGCATCAGAGGTAACAACTTTTGATGCGGCAGTGGTTCCAAGAGTGATTCCATCTAAATAGTCAAGCTCTGTGGGGGTAACTCCACTTGATTGTGAAATTTTACCAGAACCGTCAGTAATCATGACTCGATCAGCTGTTAGATCAGAAGTAAGTACACTTGAAATAGCACCTGCGATATTAGCTACTCGCCTTGCTTCAACAGCTGTTGTGTTACTTGATACTGTATTGATATCTGTAGTTAAAGAAGCTACATTGTCACTAATTGATGTATCAACCGATAATCCATTATATTTAAGAGTAGCTGCATCTACAATACCAACGCTTAGATTTGCTGCCGTAACGGGAGAGATTGTTGTGTTGGAACTGGGATCTTTTGTATCACTGAGTTTAAATGTTCTAACTGACTCATCATAGAAAAAGGCAGCATTACCCTGATTACCACGATTAAATAAGAAACCAATATCTTGGGAAGGTGTGCCTGTAGTTCCATTGGCCAACATAATAATGGTATCATTGATTTCCTTATTAGTTGTATTTAAGGTGACTGTATCACCGTTAACAGTTAAGTTGCCCGTGACAATCACATCATCAGTAAAGGTTGTGGAGATATTGTTAGCAGCGCGTCTTGCTTCTACTGCATCGAGCTGTGTTTGAATGGCACCAGTGACACCGTTAACATGATTCAACTCTGCAAGAGTTGTAGTAGCAACGGAGATCTTACCTGATGAATCCGAAGCAAGCGCTCGTGAAACAGTTAAATCACCAGTGAGAACTGTAGAAATCGCACCTGCTATGTTAGCAACTCGACGAGTCTCAACTGCGGCTGCGTTATCTGAAACAATATCAAGATTCGCATTAAGTCTTGTTTCCGTATCAGCAGCTGTACCAACTGTGACAGAAGCTACATTATCTTGCACAAGATCAATATTAGCTTGTAACCGTGTATAAGTAACAAAATCATTAGAAGCCGCAAGAGTATTGTTAGCAGTAATTCTTGCTTGTAATGCGGTATCTTCGTTAGTAAACGCTGTAACATTAGTTGCTAAACGAGACTGTAATGCTGTATCTTCGTTAGTAAAGGCAGTAACATTAGTTGCTAAACGAGACTGTAATGCTGTATCTTCGTTAGTAAAGGCAGTAACATTTGTGGTAAGACGGGCTTGTAGTGCAGTATCTTCGTTAGTAAATGAGGTGACATTTGTGGTAAGACGTGATTGTAGGTCAGATAGCTCAAGTGCCACGTTAGCCACACCACCAGCAGATGGAGTGGTGATGTTCGCTTGTTCACCTGATGTGCCTGTTATGTTAATCCCTTCGTTGCCTAAGTCAGAGATTGTGATTCCACCAAGTTTAATTGATGATCCTGTGAGATGTAGATCTTTCCATTTTGCCGAAGATGAACCTAAATCATATACACCATCTGCATCAGGAATCAAATTAGCGCTAACTGTGAGTGTATGACCACCAGTATCAACCAATGAGGTTACATTTGCCTGAATCTGAACCACATTTTGATTTTCATTAGTATCAATTACAGAGATTAGATTAGCGAGAGTGACCGATTTGGTTTCGTCGTTTTCAATATCAACTGCGACAAACTGAGTATTTGCAACTGGAGTTTGTAAATTATTAAGTTCCGTAATCTTTTTATTAGCCAATGATCATTTCCTCGCCTGCTTGAGTTAACAGAAAATCGCGCAATTCAGTTGTATCGCTACGCTTCTGTAAATTTAAGTAATCTTGAGTTAAGAACAGCTTTCCACCCTGTTGAGTGTGTAACTCAAATCCATCTTGCATAATTATAATGTTCTTATCAGCCAGCTGTCTAATTATAACTTCTGAGTTTTGAGTTATGATGAAGCCTGAGCCGTCTTCTAATTCAACTCCAAAGCCTTCTTGAATAGGAGCTGCTTGACGTAAGATAAATTGGTCTGCCTCAGTAGATAACAGCTGGTCATCTGCTTGAAGTAGAATACCAAACACATCCTCATTTCCAGAAAACTGACGAACTAAGAAATCGAGTGCTTGAGTTTGTAAAAATTCTCCAGCTTGCGTAAGCAAACCTGAGATGTCGTCTCCGGTATCGTCATCCGTAGGTGGAGTGGGTACAATAGCTGTTACACCAAATGTCTGACGAATTGATGTGAGCGATAGTGCCAGACGGAGACGAGTGGCAACCATTAGTTGCGCTCACTTATGTATAGAGTCCCCGAATTGTTAGTATTAGATCCGATAACCAGAATGTGTTTATGATTTAATGACGCTGCAGTCTCTGGTCCCAGCGAAATGTCATAGGGAATGCCAGCAGGTAAAAAATGCGAGTTGATTTGATCAGCTGTATCAGCTGCTGAACCTGTTTCAAACATGGCATCCACCGTAGAATAGAGAGTTACTACACGTACAGAATCTGAAATCTGCGCAGAGGAGTTCGATTCAGCACCAGTAAACGGAACAATTTGCCCACCGCCCTGTTTATAGCCTAATACGGGAATTGGATCATTACCATCATCTCTTGGTTGTTTTGACATATCATCTCCTTAGCGCGGCCTGCGGCCAGCCTTATCCTAACTTTGCGCGAAGCGCTTGCGATTTTTTTTCTCTCTCCGTCCAGCTCACACGGTGCAATTCGTTATCCACGTGCTGTTTGACATACGCCTCAATCCAGACGTCATCACGTGGGGGAGCACAGTCCCATGGCTCGGTAGGGTCATTGATATAATCACCTGTACCTGTCATATCCTCAGACAACCGAACGTATAGTCTCCATAATGCACCGCCACTCATTCCATGAGATCCCGCATAAGCTTGTCATAGTTGTTGATCTGGACTGCGACCGCCGGTCCTTGTTGTTTTGGCTTGAGGTCTTTTTCCACCTCTTGTAGATGCTTCATCCAGTCTAAGAGGTCTTTCTTCGAGTAGATGCCTGTTTCCACTGCCTCTTGTATCTTTTGGTCTATCACTTGGTTGATTAAATTGATGCGCTTGATACGATTGAGATATCCTTGCGTGGCGAAGACTGAATCAATGTAGTTCTTCACCTCCTTCTTTTCAATCACTGCTGTCACACGATCTTCTGAGATACCATACTCATCAGCAATCTCGACCACGCCCTTACCGGATAAGTAGTCGTTAGCGAGCGCCAGCACTACCGGGTCCAGAGGCGGAGCCTCTAAGCTGCGGTTTAGCGCATCAACAGATGTAGTCACCTGTGTATTTGATTTCATGTTGTTATCTCCACATCATAAGTTATGTTAATATCTAAGTCACCTACTCCATACGGATGCATGAGTCCCTCATCAGTACGAACTGAAGCTACTAGAGCTGATTCTACGAATAGGTCTCGATTCTCCGCTGTAAAGGTCTCCACCTGCGTTTCCACATCACGGACTAGCTGTTCCACCTCTGCCATCGCTCCATCACCGTTGAACACATATGCACGCAAAGAAATGATAATCAATGCTAATTTACGTGCATCACCACGATGAAGTCGCTGTTCTGATCGTGCCACAAAAGTAATCGCTGGATAGTCGTTTAGTTCGTCAATCCAACGATATGAAGAATATACGTTGTTAGAATCAACGGAGTTGATTTGCCCTAGATGCGTCTTCAGTGCTGCTAAAATATCTGTGCGTCTACTAGCCATCAATCTTCCTCATATGTAATCTCCACGCCTACATCTGCTATACCATAAGGAGAAAAGAGTCCTTCATCAGTCGAAATCTCCATTACTTGAGCTGAATGCACTGAAAGATTCGCTGCGTTCTCAGCAAAAGACTCTACTACCGTTTCAATATCATGTGCAAGATTTTCAGAATCTACCAGAGAATCATCATCACTCATTACATATGCTCTAATTGATTGTCTCATCGCACGAATAATTTGTCCATCACCAATCTCAACTAAATCTTCCTTGGGTGTTCCTCCAAGAGTAATAGTAGGAAAATCGTTGATATCGTCAAGATATTTGTATGGTCGATGTACAGCACTCACGTTAGTGAGGTAGCCGTTGCTAGTGCTAATAGTCGAGAGTCTATCTGCGAGATAGTTTATGATTTCTGTACGTCGGGCCATGCAAGTTGAATCACTTCCTCAATTGATTTACATTCTGAGACGATTTTGTAATAAGTAGTTGATTTAACTTCTTGTGCATTGTACCAACGAAGAATATAGTAGCAAACTTGCCAATCTGATATTTCTAAAAAGTTGTCAGTAAACCATTCTTTAACAATTTCTTGCTTCGGCAAGACAGCTTCTAATACTTCATTATAATCAGTTTGAGGAGGTATAAATTGTGGATGTAGTGGAGAAGATAAATCTAAACACTGAAAACCTCTTTCATCAATCGGGATACCAAACTCATCGTAACCTACAGGAACTAAACCTCCCCAGTAAAAATTACCGGAATCGTCATCATTAGGGTCCACTGTGTTGTAAACGAGTGGACCGTACTTGTATTTTTCCATTTTTTTCCTCTTAAAAAATTTTTAGATTCGTCGAAACCTACGAATTAGAAATTAAGTCTATAATACATTTCCCTTTAAGGGATGTCAAGAACTGACCTCTTTTTTCAAAAATTCCCTGGTCGAGGCTCTGTGGAGGTAAGTAAGTCGGCGGCACAACATATAGTCTTTATAACCGCCCTACTACTACATATAGCTGTCAAACGTTTGACACAATAAAATGCATTTTTTTATTGCCTACCCCTTGACTTTGACCCATTGAAACACTATATTCTATATATAAGGTTGATTAAGGAGATACCACAATGATTACCAAGATTGTTCTCGCAGTTTTCTTAGCAAACTCAGGTGGCACTGCCGCTGACGTTATTCAGTTTGATAAGGAAATGGAATCAATGGCCGCTTGCGAATTGGCTGTTGAAATGGTTATGGATACCTACTCTTCACGCTATGATCGCATCCAAGCGTCATGTTTCAAATATGATTTAACAGGAGCTTAAGACTATGTTTATTAATTATCGTAAAGCCGCTAAATGCAAAATGGTTATCTTTGCTACACTCTGGTTTGCTGGATTAACTTTGATCGGTTTATCTGGTTTAGCTATGGATAGCTTGCCGCATCAGGAATTTAGATTTTGGGCAATGATGGGTGTTGGCCTTGTCGGGTTCTTTACTTTCTTCTGGTCATTCTTAGGCTTTATCTTTGCCGCGATTGATTATGCAGAATTATCAAAATAAATTAGTTTTAGGGGTTGACATATAGACCCCTAATGCTTATATATAATATATAACAGAAACACGGAGATTGATATGGATTTTGATTTGGAAAAGCTGGAAAAAGAAATGGAAGCAATGACTGCTGAAATGTCTTTAGAAGAAATCGCGGCAATGGAAAAAGAAATTGCTGATGGTTTAGAAGCAGACTTTAACACTATCTTCGGGGGCTAACATGGGCACCAATATCAACACCAAACTTCGTAAACATGTCTTTAAGCGTGATGACTATACTTGTCGTGGTTGCGGCTTTTGGGATCCGTCTGGTTTGACTTTACACTTTGACCATATCAAGGCACAAAAGAATGGTGGGAAGGACACTAAGCGCAATGGGCAGGCATTATGTGAGGCTTGCAACAAGGCAAAGGGCGGATTAGACCATCGCTTTACGCGCAAGTTTCGTCCTAACCCCGATGTTACTACTGCTGAATTTATGGTGATGGTTGCTCACAATCGTCGTGATGTTGAAGAAATGATGAATCAAAAGCGTCTCATTATTAAGATTAAGAAACATGGCAAGACTTCGCCAGAAACTCTTAAGCTTATCCATAACCAGAAGAAGCATAAGCGCCATAAGGAACGCAATAAGATCGGGGAGATTTAATAAGGGGCATTGCCCCTTATTTTTTGCGCCAGCGAGAACAAACCGTGAACATGGCGCCGGCCAACCAGGAAAATCCAATGATTACAACGACTTAGCACATGTAATGCAAGCCGGGGGCCGCCGCTAAGTCATTGATTTTATTGACAAATAAAAATGATAACCCATTGATTTCATTGAAAACTATTTTCTCT